ATGCTTACGGTAAAGCAGATCGAAGCAGCTAAGCCTGCTGACAAACCATATCGCCTTGCGGATTCAGGCGGCCTTTTCCTGTTCGTTCCTCCGTCAGGGAAAAAGGTGTGGCGCATGCGTTACCGGTTCGACGGAAAAGAAAAGACGCTGGTCATTGGCCCATATCCTGAAATCCCACTCACTGAAGCCAGAGCAAGACAATCTGACGCTAAGATGAAATTGCTGGCAGGTGTTGATCCGGCAGAACAGAAGCAGTCCATAAAAAAGAAAGAGAAAGAGGAAGCGGCTGATTCGTTCGGTGATATTTTCCGGGAGTGGCACACGCACAAATCAAAGGTATGGTCGAAAGGATATGCTGATGAGATGTTGAGTATGTTTAGCGATGACATACTCCCCATCATAGGCCACATGAAGATGGATGAAGTTGAGCCCATGGTTCTGCTGAAAGTGATTCTGCTATTCGAGGATAGGGGGGCAATGGAGCGTGCAGATAAAGCAAGGCGTCGATGTGGGGAAGTATTCAGTTATGCGATCGTAACTGGAAGGGCTAAATTCAATCCATCACGAGACCTTGCTGGCGCTATGCGAGGATACAGGAAGAAGAACTACCCTTTCCTTCCTATGCATCGCATACACGAATTCCAGAGGGCCTTGAATGGATATGGCGGATGGGTTGTTTCTAAGGTTGCGGCGCAGATTCTTCACTATACAGCCATGCGTACAGTGGAATTGCGTTCGCTGGCATGGACAGGAATAGATTACGAAACCAGGCTAATAAGCATTGATCCTGAAGTCATGAAAGGTAGGAAGTTACATGTCGTTCCAATGTCAGACCAGGTTCTAGAGCTATTAAAATTCCTGCAACAGATTACCGGCCAGTACGAACTGTGCTTCCCAGGGCGAAATGACAGGAAGAAACCTATCAGCGAAAACGCTGTACTTGGCGTTATACGAAGCCTCGGGTATGAAGGCCAGACTTCCGGGCATGGAATGCGCCACCAGTTCAGCACCGTGCTAAATGAAAAGCACTGGAACGGTGACGCTATAGAAATGCAGCTGGCCCATGTAAGCGGTGGAACGCGATCTGTATACAACCACGCCGCCTATCTGGATACTCGCCGGGAGATGATGCAGTGGTGGGCTGACTGGCTTGATGAGAAGGTATGAAGCATTAGCGCAAGACGAATCACCACCTTCACCGGTTTTGAGTTGTTTTGCGCTAATTTTTTGCCCCATGGATGCCCCATGCAATCAAGTCATAAGCAGAGCAGAGTTCCTTTCATGAACGGCCTAACCCTCGCTGACTGGTTTCCATCAGTCCACTTGTCGTGAAGGATGTCATCAGATTTGTGCATTTCAACCTGCAGTCGGATTTGGTAGATCTCATCGTACCCATGGGTTGTCAGGAATAGCTTATTATCACTGAACGCTATAGGCTTAAGTTTGCTTTCTGAATTGTTTATGTAATTGAAAAATCCTTCAGACACAGCCGGACTAACTGAAGAGAACATATCATCTACGGCAATGATCCCACCAGGTGCCAGAACTGACTCCACAAGCTCGAGGTCATTGTAAACACCCTCACTGCTGTGATCCCCATCGATGCTAGCAAATGTCAATCGCTCAATACCCGCACTGGAGAGAATGGATGTTAATGATTTTTTGTCTAGAATTCTGGTATTAGCCCTAATGAGTTTTGAAGTATTTTCCTTTCCTAATATTTCACAAACATAAGCAACGTTTTTTTCCGCCTCTTCCTTTTGGTCGAAGATAAAAACATCTATACCCACAGTAGGAGATTGAGACTCGGATGACAGAAATGATAAGTATTTACCTTTGTAAACACCTATTTCTAACACCCCGCTATTGGTGCCAAGGGATTTTTGAGCCGATAGAAGGTGCTGCGTCATAAAGGCAGCACCTTCATATAACCAACCTTCAATATCTTTTGAAATTTCCAAAAATTCACGAGCGCTCATGCTTAAGCCTTTAATTTATGTGTCCATAATTCATTAAATCTATGCATGAACAGTGATTATTTCAAGATATTTATACCCCAATCCAGTTCCACGATGGGGTTGTGCTATAAGTCACGGTTATTTTCTCACCAGGCTCCAGGAATAACATTGCACCAGTAGTAAACCCTGAGGAAACGCCATTAATCGCTATCAATGAAACGGCACCACCATTGATGAAGATCCTCACCGGAACGCCGTAGATATTGGTTACCTCTACTCCACTAACAGGAATAGGCGGGGTAGATACTACGGTGCTTCCTCTGAAGCCTTGCAGGTCTTTAACTGATATACCCTCCTGATGTATATCACCTACTATCGGATGGTTGACATTAGACCTGACGTCACCGCCATTTATAACAGTTCCTTTGCAGTTGCCAACAAACGCAATGCCCTGATCGCATCCGTCAACTATAACGTTGTTAAGAGTGTTATTTGTAGCATCTGATATCAGCACACCTGTTCCTGTGAGTCCGTAATATCCAGATATTAACAAGTTATTTAGAGTATTGTTTATAGCAAACTCACCATTTAAAACAATAGCTTTTGCAGTAACAGAAATATCTGAGCTTGTAATTGCACCGCCAAAGAACTGATTAGCCCTACCAGCTTCAATAACGATTGCACTTTGTTCAAACTGGTCAAAGTCAAGGTTTTGCGTAATGCAAACAATTGGTGATTTATCTATTCCGCTGCCTTTTCTAAGCAACATCCCGGTGCCAACACCAACAATTACGCCACCATTGAACAAAACGCCCTGGCAATCATTTTCTAATACAATACAAATCCCATCAAAGCTGTTGTCGTTGACAATTAAATTATTAAATTTAACCCCCACGGCGCGCCTCAGGAAGACTGCGCCATCTACACTATCACCCTCAACTCTATAATTATCTACTGTTGTAAATACTGCACCATATTTATCATCATCAGAGCTCCACAACAGCAACCTTCCTGCTTTATTGCCATCTGTAGTTGTCGCGCTCAATACATTGCTAATGACATGGTTCCCACCACGATCAAACTCAATATTTTTTTCACATCCAAAAAAATTTGTGTTTAGGATATTAATTCGATTCCCATTAATTGACCTAACTCCGGTGATGCCGGTAAAAGCCTTGCAATCAATAGAAATATTAGAAATTGAGCATATCATCCCATGCGTTTCATCAGGCTTATCTGAATCATCAAACATTACTATGTTGTTGTTTAATGGTATCCATGAAATACCTTCCTTGCTATCACCGTTGATACTAACGCCTGTTTTGAGTTTTACCCCAGATGCACTATAAACTCCCCTTGGTATAAATACTGTGCCACCACCTTCAGCAAAGAGGTCATCTATGGCCAATTGAAGAGTTTTGCCATAGTCGCCATCGCTGGGTACGCCATAATCCAGTAGGCTGATGAAATCATTATTTTTTGAGTGCTGACTTCTGGCTACGCCATGTTCAGCCTGAAGAACCTTCACCCTTGAGTCATCAACAAGAAGCTCTGACCCTTCTTCAGCGAGCTCCGTCCGCAACTGATCTGGGTCGTACTTCAGTACGTTTGCGATGTAATCGACCTGAGTGCCATAAGCATCGTAAATAGCCATGCTATGGCCAGTAACAGTGACAATCTTTACCAGTTGCCCTGAATACACGATCTTCCCTGCAGAGTTAATAGTTAACGGCTGAGCTATCTGTACGTGTGAACCATCCTCGTTCTCAATATAAACAGGGATTTGGTTAGCCGGGTTAACTGGATCGGTATCTATCAAACCGATATATACCCTACCGTTGGCTACCGCTCTGAATGTTCGCGAGTCAGTGAATATTGGGCGTGGGTTTGATACCACTACATTGGCGGTAATATCTGACATTGACTGTGCTCCAGACACGGCAACACCGAGCAAGTTTTATCTTGTGCGGAATTGCATTAAGTTCGGTTATAATTGGTTAAAATAGTGGAGGCTTTATGAATAGAGACTTACTGAACTTTGCTTTCTTAATCTTCGGCATCTGTGTGGGATTTGCTTTATTCGCTTAATGCTTCGGATTTCGCACCCTGCGTAATCGAATTTATAGCTTTTTCGGCTTCAGATAATGCCTTCTCAAAAGATGTAGAGCCTCTAGGTGTATTGGCAAGACGTAGCATTGCATTACGCGCAGGATCACTTTCATACATCCTTGCAAGTAACCCATAACCACCACCTACGCCAACGACAGCGGGGTTGGTAACAGAGCCAATCCCCATAATGAATGGGATTGCCTGCTGACCTGTAGGAGTGGTTACTCCTGCCTGACCGGCGCGCTTTGTTGACTCAAGGTAATTTTTCAAACCTTTCAGATATGCAGCATCACGTCCTTTGAAGGTTATCCCGGTCTGATTAGACATCATATTAACCTGGCGCAAAAACTGGTCAGGAGACCCTCCTGATTTTTCCATTGCCTTACCTATGATTCCGTTCCGCATCTGTGCTCGACCGGTTTGGCCAACTGATCGATAAAGGTTCTGCACTTCTGATTTGTTCTTGCTGAACAGCATGTTGTTAACCACTTCAGGGGTTAAATCACCTTTCATGATCACATTCTTCAATCGTGTATTCTGGATCTTGCTGGCCTCATCTGCGTACACAGCATTAGCCTGCTTGTAACGCCGCAACGTGTCATTACCCAAACTCTGACCTATTGAATTATCAATGTCGCCAGTCATGGCCCTGTAAACTCGCTGAATAGCAGCATCGGAACGGTTAGGCATGACAACTCGCTCTCCTTTCACATCCTGCCTGAACTGACTGCGTAAATTGCTCAACTGCTGAAGGTCTACATTACCGCCAGCCAATTCATCACGATAAGCCTGAAGCTTGCTGATAGTGTCATTGTCGGAAACCTTTCCTAACTTTTGAAGGCTCGTTATCTCGTCATCAATTTGTTGAATCGCACGAGTCGGCTGAATATTCACTCCAGTCATCGCACTCTGAACTTGCTCCAGCCGGTTTCCTGCAGCTTGCTTAATGCCCGCGGTTTTTGCCTTCAGGCTACCAATAACAATAGACGGGTCATATTCACCAAATCGAGATGCAAATTCATCAACTAATTGGCTGCGGGCTTCTTGTTGACCAGCTCGCATTGAGCTTGTTCCGGCGAAAGGAATGTTCTCAGCGGTGGTTTGCGCCATTCTTCCTACCCGGGAGTTTGGCTGAAGTAAGTCAGTTGTATGCAATGGAACATCGGCAGAATTAGCGAATTGAATGGCTTGCTGGGCTTCCGGTGCGATACTTCCCCGCGCTCCTCGATACACAGCCCCAGCAGCACGACCAAGCTGATTCACCGCGCCGCCAACACCAACCCCCAATCCGAGATCTGTTGCTAGCGCACCGGCGTCATCTTTTTCACTGTTCGCGGCTAATGAGCCAACTGTGTTTTCAGCAATTAAGCGTGACGCTCCCTGTGCGACTCTGCCTGGAACTCCAGCGGCTGATGATGATGCCATCCTAGCGCCAGCACCTAGAACCTGAGGAGCCAAACGCTCAGCCAATGCTGCAGCCTTAGAAGCCCCACCTCCAACTCCTATTGGGGTTAGATATGGCAGAGCCTCAGAGAATACCTTCCCTGCAGTAGTTTGCGGTGTCAGATCGCCTTGTTGGAGCCCAAGACCTTGCTCAAGACCTTGAGTCGTCACACGTGGAGCTGGCTGATATGTCCCATCACCAATACCTAGCTTCTGCCAGGCCCATGCCCCAGCGCTCGTTACTGCGTCAGCTACAGATGCTGGTATGTTTGCCAGATTAACGCCAGCCTGAAGCAGACCTCGGCCCGTTTCTGCCGCTGCGTTGCCAAGGTCAGACAGGAATCCACCCTGCTGCTGTGGCGCTGCCTGTGCATTCTGTTGTACAGGCTGTTGTGGAGATTGATTATTCCTTGGGAGGTATTCATCAGCTTGCTGGTTGTGCAGGCTCTCAGCATATGTGGTGGCATCGTCGGGATTGTCAAACATACCAAGATGCTTTCCAGTCCTCATGAAGTTATCAATAGCTTCATCATCAGACATGATACGACCATCATCACTAACGGTAGGAATCAGCACCTCTCTACCATCTATGTTAGTAGACATGCTACGCACAGTGCTAATGCTGCCATCAGAGTTTTTAACAACAGGCCGATTGTGGATGTCGATATTGCCTTTTTCTAAAAGTCCTTTTGGATAAGCAGAGTAGAAAGCCTGTTTTGCCTGCTCTGCATTATCTCCGGCTTGAGGGGAAACAACTTCATTGAAGTATTGCTCCTGAGCCTGAGCTTTCTGCTCTGGTGCCAATTCCTGATACTGCTGAGAGGCAATAACGTCTTTCCATGCCTTAGCCATTAGTCACCCCATAGTGAAGAGAAGCCGCCGTTACTTGCTGGTTGCTGAGATTGCTGAGATTGCTGGTTTTGTCGAGGTTGATTCTGACCTGACTTTCCAATATCAACACTATATTGCTGGTTGAAATTCTGGGTGTATTCATCGATATCACGAATGGATTGCTGCATTGCTTCCGGACTGGAGTAATCAACCTGAGGCATGCCCTGAAAATACATTTTGGCTTCTGCCACTGTGTTGATGCCACTAGCGCCCATATCTCGAGCAGCTGCTACGCCTTGGTTTTGCATGCGACCTTGAATGCGCTGAGCGGCGTTGTAGAGTTGTCTCTGATCTTTCCCGCTTACCCGGCTGCGTACGTCTGCACCAAATGCTGGGCTCCCAGAGCCTCCTGTCATTCCGGTCATGAAATCAAGGTCAGATGCATCAGCATTAGCAATAGCGTCAATATCTTTCTTCATAGCGTAGTTAGTGGCGCTTGCAGAAGATGATGGCGGAGCGGCGATGGCGCTTGCTGGAACCCTGACCATATTCCCCTGGTTGTCGATGCCCTCATAGAAAGCATTAGCCCCTGCGCCATGTAATTTGCCGCCGACATTAACTGTTCGTCCATCCGATAATTGAACAGTTCTAGAGCTTGTTGTTCCGGCAGATTTCTCTGCTGCTCTTTGATTTGCCATATCCTGGCCACGACGAGCGGTGGCTGCCGAGATATCCTGGCCGCGCATAGTAATGTCCTGTCCGCGTCGAGTGTTAGCCTCTCCTGCCTGGTTGCTCCGGATAGTTTCACTAAGCTTGTCCCTGTTTAGTGCTTGTCCGACAATCTTGTCCTGGGCATTGAAGTAATCAACTGGCCCAAGTGCCGCCATTCCCAGGTGATCCACAAACTGACCAAACTCCTGTGGGTTCTGCTGGTACATCTGCGCCACATCCTGAGAACTTAAACCAACGCGCTCAAGTTCCTTTGCATTGTTCTGCAGCCATGACCCCATAGCTTCAGGTGATGAAGATGCGAGACGCGCACCGGCAGCAAGAGAGCCAACGGTAGCTCGCTGGTCATCATCGACGAACTTCATTCCGTTGCGGACTGCTTCAATCTGGTCTGGATACTGCGAGGCAAGCTGACGCATGGCATTGCGATCGCCGGTAGCGTAGGCGTCACCATATGCCTTCTGGAATTCTCCTTGTCGCTCCTGCTGTTTACTAGCTTGGTAAATCTGAGCTACACCGCCTAACCCCTGAAGGGCTTGAAGCCCAAAATTATTTTGGCCTGATCGCTGCCTGTCATTGTTATCTCTAATAAACGCGAGCGCTGTGTTAGCGTCACTTGCCTGCGGAGCGTTGCTATTCTGCGTACCAATACCAGCCAAAAAACCACCAGAGTTTATTCCTTGATTCCAGGTTGCCATTGTTGACTCCTCTTTAAAACAGCGAACCAAGGCCGCCAATAATTCCGCCGCCAATCGCACCTGCTGCGGTACCAATACCAGGAACCACAGAACCGAGAGCAGCGCCAGACATTGCGCCAGCACCAGCGCCACTAATAAACGAGCCGAACCCAGATTGTTTATTAGCATTAGCAGCTGCCGCACTAGCCTGCTGTTGATACAACTGGCTCATGTTGTTGGCATAGCTCTGCCCGGCGTTAGCCTGACCGGTTAGGGCTCCAAGACCGATGTTTGCCAGGTTCTGGTAATTGCTCATCTGCCCGGATAGCCAGTTCTGCCCTAGCGTTGGCGCAATTGATGCCAATTGATTTCCGGTTGCCGTCGAGCCAAGACCACCTGTTGCTTCGGCAGATGCCAGGCTTTGATATCGAGCCTGGTCAGCCAAGCCTTTGTATTGATCTGAGTTGTAGTAACTATTAAGCGCGCTATTCTGCCCTTCAAGACTTGAAAGGTTCTGGAGTTGAGATACGTATTGCTGAGCAAGTGGCGTGAATGGCGCCAGATTGTTCATGTTTGTTTGCCACATCTCACGCTGCAGGTCTATTCCCTGTTGTGTGGCTTGAGCTTGCGCTTTGGCACCGCCATCACTGCCCTTCATGTAGCCATTCATGGGAAGTAGCTTGTTTCTGAATTGTTCAGTGAGTACCAGCATTTGCTATTTCCTCATATTTCGAGCGATGAAGTTGATATAGAGTGACACCAACAGGTGCCCCGTTACTGACATAGGCATCATCAAGATGACCAACCCGAGTAGCTCCAAGCAGTCTGATGATTGCGCGGCCGTATTTGGTAGTGTCAGGAACCATGGTGATGCTGTTGAGGAATGGGGAGTTTTCGAGAAGCCATTTGCAGAATAAGCGGTGACCATTGAGAGCATAATCACCACGGAATCCAGGGTTGTAAATCGCATGACATTCCACGACGCTGTGCCAGAAATTACGCACTTCGTGAACACCAGCCAGCAGAACGCCTTCATAGATACCGAGGTAAACCGCATCATGCTTGATGAGGTATTTATCTCCGCGGTCTACGATATTGCCGGTGTTTTCTGGATTATTGAGGAATTCTGCAAGCTTCACCGGGTTATCGATGAGCTTTATTTGCATTAGCTTATTTGTCCATGAGTCCGTAAGGCGTCATCGAGGGCCTTTACTCTTTGCCTTGTTTGCTGCAAAAGAGCAAAAAGCGTCGTTATTTGCGCAGAGTTGTAAGTTGACGAACCGGTTTCAGAATAGTTGGCGTCAAACGCTCCATAGAAAGGGGTTCCCGTTATGGCTGTAAACCCTGATATCCTTTGGCCTATAACTTTAACCCCATTAACCGAGTAGGATGTTGAAACACCCAACGAAGATGATAGGGATTGCGGTGACGTTGCGGATTTTGAAATATAGTCGGCCTGGATGTTTACAATATCTGCCTGAATATCGATTACTTCATCAAGCAAATAATCAACATCACTCCGCAGAACAACTATTTTACCTTCTGCCGTTGTAATCCTGACTTCAAGAATATTTATCGCATTGGTGTTGGCGGTAATTCTAGAGTCATGATCGGCAAGCGTTACATCCTGCTCATCGTTCTTAACCTGAGCGTCGTATGCACCTTGCCCAGCTTCGTTAGCTTTACCTGCCACGTTGGTAAAGTCGATTGCCTGTGACAGAATGTACTGTGAGTATGCCGGGCTATATCCTGCTGGGATTGATGATGCATTCAGGCTAACGGCACGAACGATGACTGGCTCGTTAAGGTTCTGATCAGCCATCACTCAATCCTTATCTGTGCGCCTGATAATGTGACAGGTGACTTGGTTATAACCCGGATTTTAAAGCCAATATTTTTGCGAATGCGCCCAATTCTCTTCCAGATAACTCGCTTGTCGTATACGAAAGGTTCGTTCTGCTCAATCATCTGTTCGCGGCCATAGTTGATGCCGTCAGGAGTGGCAGAAAGAAACAATCGGTCAGCGTATTGAGCGACACCAGTTGAGGATTCAACTTCAAAGTCGAACACCCTGGCGTTATCAGCTTTGAATAGCGGAGTGAACAACAAATGTTCCTGCTGCTCTTCGTACTGGCTGGATATGTTGAATTGAAAAGCCCCCTTCACTGCTTCCAGTTTGTCACCGCAAGTGATCGCATTACCTTCGTACATGAAGTCGATAGCGCGGTACACGTCGTCATACAGACCCGTTTTCAGAATGCACCATTGCGGTCCATTCTGAGATGCTGTTCCGTCATATACCAGAACATGCCTCGGTAAGTGAATAATCAACAATTCGTGAGAGTCGAAGCGCAGAGGTTCCATGACCGCTGTCGCCAGTTCGTCAGCTGTGTATTCTCGCAGAATCTTCTCAATACTTGCTGTGGCAACAGGAGTTGCGCGTCCAGAGTCAATGATATACACCGATGGAGCACCATTTGCCGGGTTACTAACGATGGCGTAAGAATCCATGAACCCACATTTACAGAACGTACCAGCAATCCCTTTTGGCACCATATACGCAGGGTTGGCGACATACAGAGCCGCGCCCACTGTTGAAGTTCCTGTTAGAGTGAAATACTCAATCGTTGATGAGCCAAAGCACAATATGAAGTCTCGCCATGTCCCGATTCCGATGATTCCGTCAGGTTGTGATTCGGCGCGATACTCAGCTGCGTACCTGTCAGGATGTGACTCATCCTCAAGGTCAGATATAAACCATGAGTCTGAATTATCCTTTGACCATACGTAGCGACCCCTTAGCCGTGTTAGGTCACGAGCTATTCCAAGGTCATACTGTGTAAACCCAGAGGTTTCCGGCCAGTTCTCGATGGTTTTTTTATCACCTTCGTAACGATACTCGACTATTGAACCACCGGTACATACTGCCTGTGATGTTCTTCCGAATGCCATTGAAACGCGTGATGAGCCAACGGTATCACCAACAACAGCTTCACCTTTGTAGAGTTTTTGGCCCATTACTCTGTATACGGCATTTTGGGCTGTATTGAATATAACTCCGCGTGACGCGCCATTTACATCTGCGACTTTAGTCAGGCCAGGAAAGGACCGGAAATATCCGCTGCTGTTTAACACCTCTTTCGGCGTGGCCAGCATGTTAACCGGGAGGAAGTCGATATAGTCGGCGTTGCGGAAGTCTTTACCGACCCCTTTCATCAATGGAAGCTGCTGAACTGGCATTATTCGCTCCCGTTATCGCATGGCCCTTTGCGATGGAAAAAGTTCCATCCGTTATATGTGGCAAGCCGGTTACCGCTGCCAATAGGCATGCGATTTGGATATCCGGACTTACATTTTGCGTGTCTTGCTCTTGATGCGGCTGACAGTTTGATAAGCCTTTCCTTGCCATATCGAGCAGTGGTGACAACTTTTGCTGCAGGCTCTACCGCATAATCAGGGGCAATTCTGAGTGCCAGGTTATGGAATACCGCGCTTAACTTGCCGGTCGTCATTCCGTGTAGATCGCCAGGGTCAGGCGCTACATCATCAGCGGAGAATAGATAACCGGCATCGATGCCAGGGGTTTCATCGTCACCTTCCAGCCACTCAGCCATCATCATTTCTAAATCGTTGATGCCGTCTTCCATCGACTGTGGTTCGACGTCGGTTAGCGTGGCATTGGATGCGACACCGAGTTTGCGTAATGCAGCTAGAACAAGATCGCCTTTCGTTGTGAGGTTCATTTGCTACCCCTTAGGTTTTGGCCCCGGCTTCTTACGCTCTTTAACTTCTGGCTCTGGCTCTGGCTCTGGCTCTGGCTCTGGCTCTGGCTCTGGCTCTGCAACATCTTTCAGCAGGTCGTCAGGATGCGCAAACCAACCAGCGTCGAGATATTCCTGCAGGTCATCTTCGCTGATGATTTCGAAGTCATAGCCAACGCCTTTCCATTTCTTCGTGTTGCCGTGGCGAAATACCATCTGTGTCATGTTTTGCTCCAGGCATATTCACGGTTTATCACCTCAAGGATTTCCCCTCGGTCATTGACCAACCATGCATTCATCTGTTTGGTAATGGTCCTTCGCTCGTTGTTGAACGAAACCTCAGCAAATGTGTTGCTATCTTCGAATTCTTTGTCAGTGATTGTGCATATTGTTACAACAGATTGGATGTGCCAATATTCAGCTGTAATCCATCCCTTCGAGTTTATTTTCAAAAACATATATCACCAAAAGAAAAGGGGCCGAAGCCCCAACATATTTACGGCGCAGTCTGATTTGGCAGGCCGACACCGATCGCTTCCGGACGAACTGCGCAAGCTGAATACCAAACAGCAATACGTGCTTTACCTGCCAGGGTTGCAATGCTGCCTTGGGTGGCAAAGATGCCGTTAACACCTACACCAGGGATGCTGAATGAGGTGGTTTTCATTCCAGCAAACAGGTCGTGAGTTACCGGGATAGGCTGAGACAGCAGTCGAATGGAGTCATCGGCCCAGAACACGTTCGCCGTAGTGGTTGCGATGTTCAGCAGATTGATTGGCATTGCCGCGGCCAGTGAAGTGTTCACGTTTGCGTATGCCTTCTCTTCTGGTAGAAGCGTGGTGTCATCCAGCGCAACCGGCTTAGGGGTGATCTCGATGTGAGTGCCGTCAATAACGCGTGTGATGGAGAATGTCGCGTCGTCGGTCAGCACGTTCTTAGCCATCTGAGACAGGTACTTCATGCCGGTGAAGCTAATTTTATCGCCTCGTTTCAGGCCGGTGGAGGACGATACGACAACTGTGGCTACGCGGTTATCAACGTTCTCCTTATTGCCGTCGGTATCAGTAGTATAAGCCTGTGGCTTGAACTTCTGGGCTCCGGAAACCGTGATGCCAGTTGCCGTAGAAGCTACAACCGTTGGCAGTTTCGGGGAGCGTAGAACATCATCAAACCCCGCGACCTGCTTCTGAATTGTTCCGTTGTGATAAGCCTCCTCTGGAATGCGACCAAACATGTCTTTATTGACCAGGTCACGGCCAGATTTACGGTAATCATCACCATTGAAGAAGAAGCTCAGGCCCTGGCTTCGATTTAGTTCGCGATCGAACATTAGGCGTTCCGCATCTGACACAAAATCCCACCCGTTCAGACCGGTCGATGGTCCAATTGCCCGTGCATCGTGAACAACTAACGAAGCCATCTCGGTTGCCTGTTTAGAGATGGCGGTTTCGATGTTGTTTGCCAGTTTCATGGCTGATGCGTTGATACGACGGCGATAAGATCGTTCATCACGCAGGTCGTCAGCTCGCAACTGGAAGAAATCGTTATCCGGATCGCCCATGTTACATTTTACTGACAGCTCAAGAACGCCAGTTTCTTTACCGGTTAAATCCCAACCAGTTTGCGTCGGTGCTTCCTGCTCTACAGGCATCCATACAGTATTTCCTGAGCGCTGCATTGACTCGGCTGGGGGGGTGTACTTTGTTACTTTTGACGCCATAGGCGTCATGTTTTCGACGGTATTGATGATTTCGTCGAGTGCGTATGTGACCAATTGGCCTTCAGCTAATGCCATTATCGAGATCCTTTATTCAGTAGCGCCTTCAGCTTGCGGTATGTCTCTACGTCGCCCTTCACGGCCGCTGCATTCATCTGCTTTTCAAGTGCAGACATATTTGCTGCGGCAGCCTGACCTTGAATCGGCTCGTCAGGATTAGGGGCTTCTGATAGTTGCTTGCTACGAGGCTTGAGAGTTAAACGTTCTGATAGTCGAGTGATTTCAATCAGCGCCTGCTGCCCATCCATCGCCAGTAACTGACGGGCTTTCTCTGGGTTTGCGCCCAGGTGATACATGAGCGCTGCGGATTTCTCAGGGAAGAGGCGCATGATGTCAGTCGCTACCTGTGCTGGCACGACTTGCATAAAGGCATCTTCTTTCTCCTGGTAGTCAGGGATGTTGAGTTTCTCCGCAGCGTCATAGTGTTTGCGAGCTGCATCGACGTATTGCGCTGATTGCTGGGTGTACTCCTGAGTCTTGCGCCCCTGCTCTGCTACAGCGTTGCTGCGAGCGTCCTGAGCCTTAATGAGCCACTCATTGTTCGCTTGCTGGAATGCTGCCTGAGCTCGGCCGCTGTCCCACCCGTATTTCTCCATTGCTTCGTCAGAGAAGAAGTCATTGGCGTTTGGCTGGGCTGGTAACTCAGGGGTCACCCGAATGTGCTCCGGCAATTCTCCGCGCTGAACTGCTGCCGACTGTTGCTCAAGCTCGCGTTGACGCTTGCGCTCTAATCGACGCTGTGCAAATTGCGCGTTGGTTGCCGGGTCTTGTTTTTGTTTGTTCTCATCGTCTTTCAGGACAATCTCAAAGCCGTCTTCCTGACCTGTTGCGCCATTGGCATTAAGCGCTGGATCGACTGCGGATGCCGCCGCGTTATCGACGGGCAGGAGTTGGCCTTCAGGGACCTGAATTTCGGTGGTATCGGACATGATTAACTCTCTCTTATTGAGGATTCTCGGCTACGCCGCCGGAGGGAATGTTTTGTCTCTGCGATTGCAGGATGTTGGCGAAATCCATGCGCTGTGAGTGCTGCTGGCTGTCGCCTTTTAAGATCAACTCCGCGTTAGCTCTCGCGTCGTCGCTGTTTTGTTGCTGGAAAGACTGCATAAGCTTGAGGAATTCTCTGAACTCCGCCTGCTTATCGGTTTCCATGTTGTTGAATATTTCCGCAACCTTAGCTGCATAAAGTTGGTTCTGACCTTCTACCTTGGCTGCATCTACCTGAATCTGCGCTTGTTTTGATTGCGCATTAAGCAGATCTGCCTGACCGGTAAGAAGAACGCCTTGAGCCTGGATGGCTTCAGGAGATGGTTCTTTCGGCTGCTGCTGAGCTTCCTGTACCATTTGCATTTCTTCAGGCGTTTCAGGTTTCTTGAGGCCCATCATGACGAGCTGCTTATTGGCATACTCACGCATCATCTCGACGCCTTTACCGTCAAGCAACGTGAAGTATTGCAGCAGCAACATCTGCCACTCTGGAGTGCCCTGAGGAACCTTAGTGAGTAACTCCTGAATCTCTGCCCGGTTCTGCTCCTTCATGCTCTGGAATGATGGGCCGGTGTCGGTGTAGCACTCGTAACGACCGCGAATGTCGTTGAGCGTTACGACGTCACCAGACTGCAAATCAACCATCTGAGTCATCACCTGAACATCTTTCTCGGTACCGTCCTCAAGCGTCACAGTGACATTGCGCGGCACGTCGTAGATATCGTTGACCATCGACTGATAAATCTCACCATCGCGACGAAACGCAGTGGCCAGGTTGTCCTGAAACACATAGGTTTCAAGGTCAGCCCGCATGTTCAATTGGTTGACGGTATCGAAAGCCACCTGACCATTAGCGGCAGCTGCATCAACGCCAAGACTTGCCACCTCCTTCACTGCGGCTGTAGCAGCTTCTAGCATGTATGCGTTAGCCTGAGGAACCTGAGGCTCCTCCATGTATCCAACTGGTGTTGGTGGTAGGTCGCTACCACTCTCGTCGGTACGATTAATCAAATAGTACGGATAGGCATCTGTGCCTCCGTACATATACTCATAACCTTCAATTTGCTCAGGGTAGAAGAATGGCTTTTTCTGCGGGTTACGGGCCACGATATCGGCGTTGAACGACATGATCATGTTGCGCAGCCGCTGACCGTCTTTCGTCAGGCGTACAACACCCTCGTATACCTCTTTGTCGCCAGCGAATCCCCACTCCCCATATGCAGGGACAATCGGAATATGCTCACCCGCGATGAGTTCTCGGTTCTTCAGGATTTCAGTGCAGGTGATGAGTGACTTATACACCCGGCGGCGCTTTACCTTTTTCTCCGCAACTTTCACGAAGCCTTTGTCGGCAAGCTCATCGATAACGTCTTTGATATCGCGCTGGTAATAGCTGACCGGTTCACGAGTAATCGGATCGAGATATATAAATACCTTCTCGTTTTTCTCCTCAACCTCGTAGTACTCACCGATGTAAACGACATCCTTGGAAATCCACGGGAAAATCCAGTCCATGTCTGGGCTCTGGAATGATGGGATGATTTCCGGGTCGATGTCGTTTTCTTCAGCAAATACCTTCCACCCTTCTGTGCTGAAAGGCTGAATTACCGTGCAGTGTTTGGCGTCGCTCTTGTCCTGTTCCTTACTGTTGCAGTCCCAGACTACATGGTTGCATGACTCATGAAGCGGGCGACGACGAATTACCTGGTTGCGGCTGAGGAGGTTGTTGTCTTCATATTCTGTGACAAGTCGCCAGTGACCAACGCCACATTCAATCTGCTCACGAACAGCAACGTTAACCGCTGAGCGAGCTGCGTTGTGTCGCATGTCAGTACGATACATACCCATCAGTGTGTCTGCTGAGTCTGGGTTAGCGCCATCTTTAGGCCGGTAAAGTACATCAATAGGATTGCGGCGCATCTCTGCGACTAGCTTGCGAACTACCGGGCGAACCACATCGAATTGCCCGCGGTACTGGAGGGTTGTGTAATCGCTCAGCCAGTCATCCCATTGGCTCACCCGACTGAAGTACAAATCGTTTGTCGCCTCGGTTCTGGCTTCATCTCCTGACGACCAGTCTATGTCGAACTGGCACAGAATGGAGTTGAGACGTTCGTTGTCTGCCATCATCTTCTCCGTGCGACAGGTTTAATAGGTGCAGGTATTTTCTTTTCTTTGACTACGCCGATATCGCCATACCGTTTAGCAAAGCGACGCATCATGTATGCATATCTGGTAGCGTCTAACAGGTCGTCTCGCGTCTTTACGATGCGCCCACGCTCATCTCGATGATAGAAATTGAACTCTTCGAACCAATCTCTCAGGCCGGAAAAGACTTTGAAGCGACCTGTATTCATCAGATCGTGCAACTCGAATAATCCAGGCTCTACAGAGCGAGACCCATCAGGCCATTGAGCTGCGTCGGGGAGCATCTGAAACCCTGCGTCTTTGTAATACTCACGCTGTTGCAGACCGCTACCCTTCTCAGTCTGCAATCCATCCTGAGGCCATGCCGTAGGAACCTTATTAGCCCACGCCTTTGTCGCGCCCCACGCTTCTGCTGGTGATGTCTTGCTGGCCTTCCACGCCTTAGTGACGTAGAAAGTTTCAGTATCCATATCGATTGCCAGTTGAATACGGCTTTGCGGGTGATCCCAACCAAAGTCCATGCCATCGATAACCATATAATGCTTCGGTATCGGGAATGGCTCGCAAGTGATCGTCTCTTCGCTAAAATCGAATATGCGACCGTGACCAAGCATTGGAATACCTTTTGTGCGCATGTCGCGCTGATGCGGAGGATATGATTCGAGAAGTGATTTCTTGGTTTCTTCCGTAAGATGCGGCGCATCATCCCAGCCAACATTCATGCAGAACTGAGAGTCAGCCGGTGTATCTAGCAACTTAATAACTAACTCGGTGCGGCCGTTCTCTGGGGTGAATGTCAGGATGCCTCGACCACCGCGCCCCTGATCGCCTGTTGCGGTACGGGTAAGAACCTGAGGATAAATAGTCTGGTCTTCCGGTTCCTCATCGATGTGGAACCAATCAATATCATCACCCATCAGAGCGTGCTGACCCTGCGTGTAAGACCAGAATTGAACCTTGCTCAGGTCACCACTGGAATGCCTGATGTAAGCAGATCGAACGGCATTCGGCGTACCTGTCATTGGCTCTGTTGTGACGATTCGATCTGGAGGTATCAGACCGCCAGTGAGCTCACCATTCACCTTTTTACCGATAATTGCAGCTTGCAGCAGGTCGCGGCACTTCTCGCCAGAGTAACCTAGGCACCACATAAGGGGGGCGTGGTTAAAACGGTGCCCTTTCCACCCATCCGGGTACTCACCAAGAAGGTGGATGGCGTCGATATAGGTTGCAGTATCTGTCTTGCCAACACGGTTTGCAGCAATTAGTGCGCACTGACGATATTCAGCGGTTGCGGCGATAAACTTACGTTGCCATGCATAACGAGTGTCGTAGTACTTGCGATATCGATAAACACTTTCCCTTCGCTTCTTCTCCTCAAGAATATTTAGGAGTTCAAGCTTCTCCTCCCGGCTCAGACTGTGCATTGGTCAACTCCATAAGACGCTTGTCCAGTTCCTCGTCGGTGAGGTCGGTGATGGTAATTTTCTGATCGTGCTGAACTCTGTCGCCATACCGCTTTGGAGCAAGCTTAGATGCGTACCACTTGCGGGCGTCAACACGAAGACGCGAGCGGGCTACGCGCTCATGATTGGTCTGTTCTCGACCTTCATCATCGACAATGACATCACCTGAACTGTCGTCGGCGATCTCGATGATTTCTTCGGCGAGAAGTTCGGCCTGAATTTCACGCGCGCGTGCGTACTGTTGCATAAAGTCTTCATGCCTCTGCAACCAATACATCACCGTTCTGATTGCTGGCATTCCTGGCCTTTTGCAAACAGAACGCAGGCTTTCACCCAACATGAGAAGATTGCAAATATCCTCTGCTACCTCTGTCATGTAATCAGTCGGGCGACCCATTCTTGTTTCAGTCGCCATATCTATTCCTTACGGTGTTGGAGTGACGGTGAGAACCATCGACGTTGACACGATGACGAGGCCGATGCTGTCAGTTACTGTCACCACGTAGGTACCAGCATCTGCTACATCAGCTGTGAAGTGAATCGTTGCCTCAACCACGGAGAGTTGCTGGCCGTTTTTGGTCCATGAGTATGTGTACTGTGGATTGCCACCTTCCACCGCTACAGTGACGTTTTCAGGCGCCCCTTCAGTGATAGATTTCGTTGCTGGAAGGTCGGTGGAGAAGGCCAGTTTCACTCCGTCTTTATACGGCATGATGAAGCCTGCTTTGTTGGCTGCAGATCCCATGTCAACCTTACCCAGTTCATCAGGGAAAGGAATTGCCGTACCTGTTGGGTCTGTGTCGAGGTAAATTGCGTTATCGATAGCCGAGTCTGCGCGGTAAAGTAAGACGCGCTGGTTTAGCGGGTCATCGACAACTGTGAAGAAACTTCCCATTGTTAGCTCCCTGGGTTAGCTGACGACAACTTTGATTGTTGAACTGGCTACACCGCCTAATGAGCGAAGCCATACGACGCTTGGTGGCGTGACCGTCATGAAGTCGTTAATCACATGTCCGGTTGCATCATCATCAGGCTTTGTATCTGACTCATACAGAAAGCACCATTCGCTATCCATAATCTGAATTGTTCTGGTTGATGCTCCGTCTGATACCTGAACCCACTCGGGGCCAACCGTGTAGTTTTGGGTTGTGCTCACTGGCTGCTCCTTATGTCAGGTAAGTAACTGTGGCGCTTTGAACCGTTGCCGTGCCAGCAAGAGTTCTACGCACAGCAAAGTAATAACCTGCTGGTACCATGGCTCTTACACATCCTCTCGCCCTCATCCCGGCGCCAACTAATGTCAGTATTCCAGTGAGAGATGCTCCCCATGACTCAACTAGCGATCCGCCAGTTGTACCAACCGTGCTTGCGGCGCCAACCCACAATTCACATGTATCTCCTACCGTACCGGCCACTGAAATGCTGTACGTTGCTTCAATCGTGATTGATACGAGATATGGTTTAGTTGTGTCTGTGGGGCGCGTACCTGTTCCGAATGCCACACTTATGGCTGAGGGAGTTCCTGGCGATAGCCCTACGCCTGTTGCACCTTGAGCGCCGGGCGCTCCTGTAGCGCCAGGGGAGCCAGTTGCCCCCGTATCACCCTTAGGACCCGTTGCGCCGGTCGGGCCAGTCGCACCTTGTGGACCAGAATCACCAGTATCGCCCTTTGCACCTTGCGGTCCGGTGTTGCCAATTGGTCCTTGAGAACCAGTTGCTCCGGCATTACCAGTATCGCCTTTTAATCCTTGAGGACCGGTGTCCCCTTGTGGGCCAGTCAATCCCTGCGCACCCTGAACGCCCTGGATACCTTGAATCCCCTGATCGCCTTTATCGCCCTTCTCACCTTGAATGCCTTGCGGCCCCTGCGGGCCAGTAGCTCCCTGTGATGCGAGAAGCGCCCAATTGGTATCAGTAGGAGATCCGGTCGGAGATGTGTTGGTGTTTGGATTGATGCAGAAATAGGAAGCACCATTGTAGGCAACAGCATCATCATTGACGTATGCAGTGGCTGAGCTCCACACCCCTTTCCACTCAAGACCCTCAGCACCTACAGGTCCAGGAGGACCCTGCGGACCCACAGGGCCCTGAGATCCAGTTGAACCAGGAACGCCATAAACACGACCTTTGTATACTGGCATCACCAACCCCTCATGATTTCACAGCGGTTACTTACCTTTCTTAGGCTTCTTCATAACCTTGTTAGCCTTGGCGTCAATCTTTGCTTTGGCTGATGGAGATAGTTTTCCTTCATTCTCCATCTGAGTTGCGCGAGCCTTTGCATTGGCCGCGTGAGCTTTATCAGGCATCGGGTAGCTTCGAGTGCCCGGCATGCCGAATTCAGACTTGGGCATCTTCTTACGTTTTGCTGCGGTTAGCTTTGCCATGATTGGCTCCGGTTATAGGTAATTCGATGACCAAATAAACGACACGATAAGCAATCCGATAAACACCACCCACGGAACGATAAAAGCTGCGTAGTGGATGGCGGTGATTATCTTGTCTTTTGTGGTTTGCTTTGGTGGGTATGGGTGCTTGAGGATGTCGTCTCTAATACTTGTCAGGCCGTGGAGTGCGGTTATTTCACGCTCTCGTTTCTTCATCGGCTACCTCAGGCACTGTGTTTTGATGTAGTCCTGCAGATAACTTACCTGCTTCGTTACTGTGACGATTCGCTCTCTGAGAGTGAAATAATCCCGTTGAGCGGGGTCTGTAAGTCGGGGGCTGGAAGCATCGCCCAGGCTGCCGGAGCCGGTCGCTCCGTTCGCGGGACATTTTGCGTTGATGCGCAGCCCACACTTGCCATCACGAACGCAACGATGCAAATCATCAAGCTGCTTTTTCGCATCAGCTAATTCCTGAGTGTATTTGGCATCCAGTGCAGCAACATCGCGCTGACGGGTCTGCATGTCTTTTATGGTGGCATTCGCCAGGCTGAGCTTTTCAGTGGCTTTATCGCGCTGTTCTTTGTAGGTGATAGCGTTATCGCGGTAGTGATTAACAGCCCATCCAAGCGACACGATGATGCAGACGACAACGGCAATGATGATTTCGGTTAACCGGCTCATGATTTTGGCTCGTTTACCGTACCGCCAGCCTCTTTGAATTTGGCGATTAAGTTGTCGGCCTTGTGTTCAAACTGACCATAACCAGCGCCAGGTAGAGATGCCCAGATATTACTGCAGCGATCGATGGCCTGCCGGATGTCGCCATTGTCGATTAATGGCAGCGCTCCACGTTCTTTAATCTGCTGCAGGGCTACTGCATCCTGACTGGAAGGTGAGAAATCTTTCAGACCTAACTGCTGTCGGTATGCATCCCACCACCTTGAAAGCAGCTGGTAACGACCAGCGGCCGTCGATTTTAGTTTTGGGTTAAGGGTAATCAGCTTGCGCGGGTGATCTGAATAATCACTGAATAACGAACCTCCGACGATCACGTCATATCCGCGATTATTTGACGGTTGCCCTTTCTTATCCGTTCCCTCTGACCACGCCAGCATATCCAGGAATGCTTTACGCTGCTTATTGGTTTCCACCATCATCTACTCCGGCTTTTTTTGCTGCGAAGCGTTTGATAAGCGATCCAATCGAGTCAGTGCCGAGATAGCCGATAAACACGCTAGCGATATAAGCGAGGTTGCTACTCAGGCCGGTGAAGTCGAGGAGGTCACGAACGAACCAGGCGATAATGGCGCACATCATTGCGTCGATTACAGTCTTAGTAAACGCACCGCCATTATATCTGCCGCGAAGGTACGCCATTGCAAACGCAAGGATTGCCCCTATACCTTGTTCCTTTGCCGCCATGATGGCGGATAACAGGTCATGTTTTTCGGGCATCTTCATGTCTTACCCCCAAGAAGGGGATCTGTTCAAATTAGGAATTATGGTGATGGTCGCTTGAACAAATCCGGGTTACGTTTAACTCGTAATTCAGGTTTGTTCGTGACCTCCTATTCATGAGCAAACCGGCGTGGATTGCGTCAACAATCACATGCCACCCATGTCACGAAGCCCAGCCATTGCGCTGGGTTTTCTTTTTTGAAGCGCACTAACTCCGTAGCCACAGCGAATAAGGGAGTAGTCATGTCTGTCTGGTAATTGGAGAAAATGCGCTTTAAAAAATGCCCGAGGGTACGGGCGAGGGAGTGAGGCATATTTGGCTCTAGTGGCCACGGTTCCCAGGTAGCAGGGATTTGGTGTGTGGTGGCGGTTAAGGCGCCGCGACCTTCATGTGTTATCCTGGGTCCAGGCATGACGCTCTACTGCTCTGAGCTACACCACAACGGAAAGAGCACTCACGTCTCGCATCGCGGGAAAAAGCCCACGGCAGAGAGTCGAACTCTGCAAATGCTCTTACCTGTTGTGCGCTCCGTTTCGTGGAGCAAACGGCATAACTTAATCGCGATTCAGTTATGCACCATTCCGCAGATAACACCGCCACTATGACGATGTGTTTGCATTCTGGCTCAGGGCTCTCGCGTATGAGCTTCAACGTGTCGTGCAGCACGCATTCACTCAAAAGCCCTGACCGGATTGCGGATACAAAAAAGCCCCGAGCTATTAACTCAGGGCCATCGAATGAATGCACTACTCCATCATTGAGTTCAGACTAAACAAATATCGCCACTTTGTAAAGTGTGATTTTCTAGATTTATCCTATTTCGTAGAAAATACTTATCATTTGGTTACTTTGTTCAACATCTGGTTTGCGTACTCTTCCTGTTTAATGCACTCGCCTACCAAACTTTCGAAGAAGTCCTTATAAGACCGGCGCCACGTTGTTTCAGGGATATCGAAAATCGTAGCGCTAACGTATTGACGTACGCTATCCGGCAGTAATCTGGCGTAACCGCGACCACTGCAACGTGAGCATGTTTTGTATGCCGGCACACCACCCTGGAGAATTGTTTTCTCTTTGTCTAAAACAACACCTTTTCCGCTGCACTGGCATGCATTGGTTAACACGCCCTTCCCTTTGCATTTGTGGCAAAGAACATTAACGGTTTCTTTTCGCTCTTCCAGGTGCGGTCGTCCAATGTTCTTCATCGTCATTACTTCAGCTTCGACAAACTTATTCCCATTGCAGCAATCGCAGGTTCTGGTGCTGGCTGCGCTACGGGAGTAATCAGCAAAGGCGAATGTTGCGAGAGCTTGCATCACCTTTGGCTTAACATCAGATTCAAGCTTGCGGATAGCGGCGATCTTGTCGCAGTGAGACAGGGCATATTGGGTTAGCAGTTCAATGGCGCGGGTGCGATCGTAATCACTTATCCCCATCTTCCCGAGGAATGCGCTGAATCCTAGAGAAGCACGACTCTGCGTCATCCCTATAGCTGCCATGATGTCGGTACCGGTTAATGAGTCTGACGCCGTTGCTCGTGGGGCATCGCTGATCATGGTTGTCTTAGCAAAGTGGTATTTCACTGTGTTTTCGAGATTCATGCTGGCTGCCCCTTGTTGATGTTTGCACGGTTAATGAGTTCACGGCGTAATTCGTTGTTGCGATCGATGTGACGCTGATGCTCTGCGTTCTCTGCATCCAGTCTGGCGATCTCACTTCTGGCGTAAGGAGTGAGTCGGCCTGCACGCTCTACTGATAAGCGCTGATAGTTGTCGATATCGGTGCGGGTCATGCTGCCATCTCCTGCTTCAGTTCTTTGAGCTTTGCGCGGTAGTGAGCTGCCAGCGCATCGAGTTCTTCACGCGTCCATTTCTTAGTTTCGTGCGGGCCCATCAGGCGGTCATAGGCTGCCTGACCAATCTTTGCGATCAGCCGTGGGCGGTATTCACCGATATTCCCTGACAGGTAGGAGTTACAGGCCTCGCACTGGATATGGCAGTTGGTTTCGTCGTAGCGGGTTTCTGGTGATGCGCCGACGGTGCGGAAATGGCCGGCGTTCATCTTGGCTCCGGAGTTACGACCGCAGCTGATGCATGGCTGTCCTGCGTCGCGCTGGCGAATAAACGCGTTAAACGCTGTCTGAGCGCGTTTGTGATACTGGCTGAGTGGTTGCAGAGCCTTCTTGCGAAATTTCAACTCTCGGCGTTCCTGTTGCGCCTCCTGCTTGCGTTTGCGTTCAGATGCCATCTTCTTCTTCGCCAACAGGAGTTGGCTGTACTCGAAGCCATGCTCTGGACAACACCACCAGACGTTGTCGTAGGTGGCTATGAATTTGGTCTTGCAGATTTTGCAGCTGCGGCGGGATGGTTTACGCATTGCGATCACCCCACTGCTTGGCCCATTCGATTTCTATGCGGGACTTCTCGCTGAATTTGACGTTCTGCTGTGTGCCGAACCAGTAGATAGCCTCGATGACTTCAACCATCTGCTTGACGGTCATCTTGCTGGTACGCTGCCCGAACATCACAATGCCGCCATCCAATCCGGGAGCCATGCGCTGCTCTTGCTTCTTGGACTTGGCGACCATTGCGGTTATCAAATCTTTCCAATCATCTGAGTCGTATTTATTGCCGAACCAAAGAACCTGGTCAGAGAGGTCTTTCAGAAGCGGCCATAATTTCCGGTTCTGAGAAAGCGTACGGGTCATCTCTTTGATGTCGAGCACCAGAGGGCGCTTGTCGTCCACCGGCAATTCCCGGATGAACTGGATGGCGTTCTGTTTAACGGATTCGTTAACGAGGTGGAATTGTTGCTTCATACGCCACATCCGAGAGGTAACGCAGAATGCAGAAAACCCTCAGCATTGAATAACGCTGACGGCAGAGAAAGGTATTCAAATTGTGGTCGCATTTAAGTCCCCTTAAATGCGCGAGAGACCGCCGGGCGTTCACTCCGACGGCAATATAATTATGGCTAAAAGTAGGCTAAAAATCAATCCAATCAGATGACTGGCAACTCATCAACTTCTGCTCGTCGGATGACATTAATCTCATATGTCATCACGCCGGACACCGTAACATCATCAAGCACATCACCTTCCAGTGCTTCGCCCTCATCCGTGATGAGCGCCGCTCCCATCAGTTTTGCAAACTGGGTCCGGCCGCAATGAGTGATAAGCATGATGTTGCCCTGCTCTGCTCTCAGAGACCGATTAATGACCGCATAGCCGGTTGTCGTTTGAATGACTGTGCAGTTAGCATCCATCTGACAAATTGAGTCCACTGTCAGACGTGTTTCCACGTAGTCGTTTGCTGGGGATGGGAAACCCATGCGCACACCTCATCAATAAAATAACTGTATATATAAACAGTATTCTTTTATCAATAAAGCGTCAAGCTGCTTACTTCTTCTCGTTCTGCGATGCCATGTCGAGGTAGCGCGGGTCAGACGCTCTCGGCAAACTAATGCTCTTTTCGCGGTAATATTTAACGCGCTCCATGAAGTATTCGCGCAAGTGCTCTGGCTGCTCACGCGCTACCTGTTCGGCAATAACTGGCATGTTTAAGCGTTCTTTGTAAGCAACACCAGAAGCAGCTAGATCAACGTTAACCTTGTCCTGCTCGTCTTTAGTTTTTGCTGCAATATTCCAGTCTGACATAAGAATCCCCTCGATGACTTGAGGGGATTATAGTTATTGCTCAGAGATATCAAAAATCTTTATGGAGTGAAATGCTCCTCCATGGTGAGTATTCAGATCGTAATGCTTTGCGGCTTCCTTCGTCATTGCGCGGAATATTTTTCCCAGCACCTCATTTTCTGTATCACTATCTGAGACATTAATTACCGTTTTAATAAGGTGGTGATTATCTGCTACATCAAATTCTATCTGATATGTTTTTTCCATCTCACCTCCCATGAGTTACATAGGAAATATAGAACAAGTTAATCGTACTTCACCTCCTGCGGCGCTGCAGGTAGTGGCTGCCAATGGGTTACGCGTCCAGTAAGTGCGGCATCAGAAAATGCATCGCCATTCCATGAGCAATTCCATTGGTAGTGAGATTTACCCAAGCTGTTCTGCTCCTCTACATAGCACCAGTAGCGTCCTCCATCCTCTGGTAACCGCTCGCTTACCGTAATCCATCCGCCTGCAATTACTGGCGGTGAGGTGTAGAGCAGCGTCCCGTCGGGGAATGCCTTATCAATCGTCGATGTGTCATTCCCAACACGACTGGAAAGAACCTGCGCCACCGGCACCGCCTCACGACTCACCAGCAGCTCTTCCAGCCCCTTAATCGCATCAGCGATGACGTATGCCATGTCGCCGCCGTTCTGGTAGTCGAGTGAGCGACGCAACTCTGCAATTAGCCGGGTGATTCGCTCAACGGTAAGCGGTCCGTTTGCCGGGTGGTTAGCTGGGTCTGTTAAGTTGATTGTCATGCTGCACGCTCCTGTTTGCTGGCAGAGAATGTCGGCTCCATCTCCATCACAACTTCAAACACTCCAATGCTGCCACCATCGACGAATAGCTCAATATTCAAAGGCCAGTGGCTTTCCCACCCGTCATGATTTTCCCAATAGTCCTCAGCGGCTTCCTGAGCCAATTGCTCATATTCCCATTGATCTTCAAATTCATCAGCAGGCTTCGGATCAAGGTAGTTGGCGTGTTTAATGCTCGCGCCATTAACGCTGTACTGGATAACGCTCATTGTCCTTCTCCTTCGATAACCTGGATGCCAGCGGCGTCACCGGATAGCCCGATGAATGTTTGATGCCAGTTTTTCGTGAGTGTTACCCACTGCCCGGCGGTAAGCGGCGCGTATTCGGCAGCGTCCCTCAGCACATCAGCAAGCCCTTCGGCTTTCAGTGCATTACAGACTTCAGGGGTAAGCGACTTCACGGTGGCGGTGCGGGACTCCAGTGCCGGAGATGCAGCGTACAAAGCAACAGGCCGTGCTAATTCCGGTTTGTTCTTGACGTATACAGCGCCAACTCCGCGAGAAAGAGCCTCTAAATTGCTATGCTCGATGAACGCCACCGGCTCGGAAGCGGCCTTCTCCAGCTCGGAGATTCGCTGCTGCGTCTTCTCCAGCGCCTCTACCAGCGCCAGAACGTTGGCAGGGACAACCTGACGGAAGTACTCTTCTGCAAGACCGTGATGCTCTCCGATGCCGTAAAACTGAACTCCAAGCGCTACGTTGTCGATGTTGCAGTAATCACGCTCAGCATCAACATAGCCTTCTCCACCACAAGCTGGGCACTCAATGCACCCATCTTCATCTCTAATTTCCTGTGCAGTATCGAGATTCAGAGTTGTTGCTTTCTCTGCTGCCGCTTTCATGGTCGCCATCAGTGCGGTGATATCGTTCATTGGGCTGACTCCTGATAATCAACATACGGCTCGTCCTGAACATCAATTGGCGCATCGCAATGAACGCAATAGCCGTCTGCATTCTGGAATTCGTTATTGGACATCCACTCTTTGCATGACCAGCAACGCACTTCTCCGGGCTTCAGATACTCACTCATAGTCGACTCCTTGGCGTAACTGGGCGGCGAACAGCAACGCTTGCTTGCCTGCATAAACGATATCTTCGTCCTCCTCTTCTTCACCAATCGCAATGGTTGCTTCGGCGTACATCTCCACACCCCGAGCCCGAACTTCAGCCAGGTATGCGTCATAGGCCGGAATCTTGAGCACAGCAAGCGCACCTATAATCTTTTGCACCGCTGGCTGGCACTGTTCGTAATGCTCGTCGGTGATAAATACCGCGTCGTTGTGGATAGCTTCGATCGCACTAAGTTCAGCGGCTAACTCTGCTTTGTTCAGCTCCAGATTGTGAATAGTCGCGTTTGCTGCTGCGAACTCGCGACGGGATTCGGTTAGTTGCTGATCTAGCTTCTGAATGCCGTCTTTGGCTAAATCACTGGCACTCTCTATGACGTCCATCATCATGTTAATTGCGTCGAGCTTTTCCTGTTGAAGTTGGCATTTTGCTTCAAGTTCTTCGTATGTTGGTTTCATGCTCTCACCCCATAAAAGTTCAGAATTCGTTTCATCGCGTCGCTCTGACGACACTCCTGGAAAATTGTGTTCACGCCGTCTCGGCTAACCTGGCGACCTTCTTCGTCCTCTGCCCATGCGTAAACACCGATACGCCAGCGACGCTCGAGTAGGGTTATCTCTCCGCTTCTTCGCATCTTGAATGAGGCTGCCATTATCTGTTGGCGAGATACTCCGGATGCAGTGCTGACTTCGTCTGCAGTGAAATATCCATGCTCATCAAGAAACCATTCGATTGCTTCACGTCCCGTCATACGTCTGCCCCTTTTGAATATCGTTTGCCAGGAGGTGGTGGCGTCGATGCTTTACGCGCCTCTTCCTGATCGCATTCCATGAAGTGACCGTTAGCGAACCGTTGATATACGGTGCCTAATGAGCCGAAACGGTTTTTGGTCACAATGATTTCTGCGTACTTGGCTGCCGGGCTGTTCTCGTCATACACCGCCTCGCGGTAAAGCATGATGATGCAGTCTGCGTCCTGCTCAACGCTGCCGGAGTCGCGCAAATCTGCGTTAACCGGGCGTTTGTTTGGGCGTTTTTCTACATCGCGAGATAGCTGGCTGAGAGAGATAACTGGCGTTTTGAGGTCTTTCGCCATCGCCTTGAGGCTGCCAGAGATATGCGCAACCGCCAGGTCATTACGTTCTGCCTTTGGCTTTTCAATCAGGCCAAGGTAGTCAACCAGGATTAGCGACAGCGCAGGATGCTCCTGCTTATGCCGTTCGGCTACACTGCGGATTTCCTCAACCTTGAGCTTTGAGGCGTCAACCATCCAGACTTCAAGGTCACTCAGATGCCCTATTCCATCCGATACTCGAGCCCACCCCTCATCATCCATTCTTGCTGGGTTGCGCAGAACGTTTACCGACATATTCCCGCGGCCGGCAATGCTTCGTTCGGCAATCTGGAGGTTGCTCATTTCCATGCTGAAAATCAGCACACCGCGGCGAGCGCCTGAACCAGGAATTATGCTGCTGGCCACGCCCTCTGAAATCTTGAGCGCTAACTCTGTCTTTCCCATGCCAGGACGTGCCGCGATGATTACCAGGTCTTCCGCGTTCATTCCGCCGGTGATGGTGTCCAGTTCGTGAATTCCTGTCTTCAGCGTGTTGGACTCTTCGCCGTTGGTCAGGCGTTTATCCAGTACGTCGTAGTAGTCATTCAGAACGTCACCAAGACGGATTGGTTTGACTTCGGTCTTTGGCTTGCGGATTAGCGAAAGTCTCCGCATAAGCTCATCCATCGCGTTTGCTGCAGCATCCAGCGTTCCGTCGCTGACATCCATGCGCAGTTCGTCAATGGCCTGCAGGAATAACCGTCTCTGATACTGGTCGGTTAGCATTCCGGCATAGCCAAGAAGGTTTGCAGCACTTGGGCATGACCGGGAAGTCATCATGATTGCCGTTGCGTATTCGTCGCCACATTCCTCGGCAACCATCAGGCCGTCAATCAGATTTCGGTTTCGGGCTTGCTTTCGGATCACCTCAAAGGCTTTCCGGTAGATTGGGATGGTGAACGCTTCGGGCTCAATCTTCGCCAGTACGTCAGTTGCTGCCGGTGTTAAACCTCCAAGCAACAGACCGCCGATAACGCTGGCCTCGATATCCTGTCTCATGCCATCCCCCGGCCTGCGAACTTAGCTTCACGAACGCCAAGCAACGTGCTTTCGCGCAGCAGGTAATCAAAATCCGCTGTCCACCCAGTGTTGTTATCACCGAAGTAAAACGGCTTGGCCTGATTAACGAACGCCCGGACAAACGCTCTGAACCCTTCGACGTTTGGAGTCTTGAGCTTTGGAATGATTTTCTTCAGGGCGCGTTTGCGTTTGTCGTTGACGGCAACAGCGTGTGGGAGCTTTTCGCCTACCTCGTCGTTGTAGGCATTCAGGAAGGATTCGTAGTCGATTCGTTCTGCCTTTCGACGTTCAGGTTTACCCATCCCTTCGCCACCCCCTTCTGGGGGTAAGGGGGTTTCTTTTCTTTCTTTCTTTTGAATAGTTTCTTTTGTGTTTAGCTGAGTTGGCTTATACCCGTTAGCTAAGTTGGCTAATGTTTTATTAGCTGTTTTAGCTAATGATTCGCTAACATGGCTAATCTCAAAATTCCACTCAGAAATCACCTTGTTAATCCCTATTGCCTGACCGTTGGTAACGATGATGTTCATAGCAATCATCTCGTTCTTGGCCTTGCATACGTGGGTGTGGTGAATGCCAGTCATCATGGCTATCTGAGTGTTTGTGATCCGGTCAAACTTCTTGCCGAATCCGTAAGTTTTGCGAATCAACGCCAGAACAACCTTCAGCTGGCGAGCTGTCAAATCGGCAGCCATAACCGCTTCCAGCAGCTCATTAGCGATGCGGGTATACCCATCATCGAGTTCTGCCACCTGACGCTCCACGACCGCCAGAGACGGCCTGATTGGTGTTACTGTTGCTGGGCTACTCATGACCGTTCTCCTTTCGCTTGATGTCTTCGAGGATGGCTCGCAGCTTTAAGCCGATAGCCGGGTTGCAGGATTTGATAAACCGGTCACGAGCAATATTTTTGTGTACTGACGCCTGGTAAAAACGAGTTTTCTTAGGCATAATTACTCCTGTGAATTGATCCAGTTATTCGGCTAGAATTTCATGGTGATTTGATCTGAACGCTCCGCTCCAACGGGGCGTTTTTTCTTTCCTAATCCCCTCTCCTCCAGTAAGTCAGCAAGACCAACCACAACACGTGAAATGTCGTCGTCAGTAATCGCGTAACCAATGAATTCAAGAAGAGCAGCCATGCGCGGGATGTAGTGTTTCTTCCACTGCGTAACCGATGATTTGTTTACGCCAAGATGATCAGCTACCTGAGTGGTTCCGAGAATGGCGATGCGGTTTAGAATCCAGCTCTCAATTTTTCGAGCGCTGGCCTTGTTGCGTGTTGTTAAGTCTTCCATTAGGTAGAATTCCTTTGTGTTGAAATAGTTAAAAGGCCATGCGCAGACACGCATAGCCATAAAGACTTGGTTTTGTTTGGAGTTAGCTTTTCAGCTACGTAGGCCGGGAGGCCATTGTGAAGGGTGTTGCTTACGCTGATTCGTGCTTTCCGCTAGGGAATGGTCTTACTTCTTCGGCTTCTACCTTCCCTGTTGGGGAGGTGATCACATAGATGTTTCGACTTACCCGCAGTGCTTTGCTAATTGCAGTTTGATGAACACCAATGACATTCGCTGCCTTTGCCTGCCCATTTACCTTAACGAACTCAGCTAGAGTTACTTTTTCCATCGCTGGACTCCAGTTGACTGCCAATGCAATAACAATACTACAAGTATTAAAAATAGCAATACCTTTAGTATTTTGATTTTAATAACCTGGGTATTAGAATTAACATCATGGAAAAGAAAAAATCACTTTCTACTGAACAATTGAATGATGCTAAGCGCCTTAAGGCTATCTATGAAGCCAAGAAAAAGGAGCTTAGGATCAGCCAGCAAGATATAGCGGACTCTCTCGGCATAAGTCAGGGAGCTGTAGGCCATTATCTAAATGGAAGAAACCCTCTAAATCTAAAAGTCGCGGGTGTTTTTGCCAAGATTCTTGGTGTAAGCATTGAGGAATTCAGCCCGACCCTGGCTAAGCAAGTGTCGGTGTTGTGGTTTAACCCATTAACATGGGGGACCGGCATGGGCTCCGCTCCTGCTGAGCCTGAAGGAACGAACTCACCACCTGGTAACGTTCAATTAATATTTGATAGAAAATCACTTTCAGAGCCAAACGTAGACTTCTCCTCATATCATAAATCTAGTCCATCCTACCCTCTAATTAGTTGGGTTAGCGCTGGTGAGTGGCAAGAGGCATGCGAGCCTTATGAGATGCATGAAATAGATGAGTGGTATGAAAGCAATGCTCATGTAGAAGGCCCTGCATTTTGGCTTAAGGTTAAAGGGGACTCTATGACTTCGCCTGTGGGATTAAGCATCCCTGAAGGAATGATGATCCTAGTTGATACAGGCAAATCCCCTGAGAACGGCAATCTTGTTGTTGCCAAGCTTGTTGATGCGAATGAAGCCACTTTTAAAAAGTACGTCATCGATGAGGGGATGGGGAACAAGTATCTTCAGCCACTAAACCCAATGCATAGCCGAGTTAAAATTAACGGAAATTGCAAAATTATTGGCGTCGCAGTCCAAATGATGATGAATCTGTAACCCTCAAACTCCCCCTTATTTAAAAATAAATACTATGCGTATTCATATGCTTAGTATTTTCACTTCCATTATTAATACTTTTAGTATTGACCACTGACAATACCGGTAGTATTGTTAATTCCATCAACAGGACGCACCACTCACCAGGACGGTGAACATACAACGATTCAGTGATGAATCTACGCGGCTGAAAAGCCGAACCAACCAAACAATGTGCTTTGGGGTGTGGTGAGTCAGAAATGACTACTGCGGTATATGGGTTGCAGCGGACTCGAAAGGTTGACTGCATGACACGTTCGATTCGTGTAGCCGTAGGAGTGCACACACCACACCACCAAAGTTCATTAGGAGGTCACTATGTCCCGCAGAACATCTTTCAATGGTTCAGCTTCAGGTCGTCGCCGTGAGCGCCGTGCAGCTCTCCAGAGCGAATTAACAAAGAGCACCGACACATTGCATCGCCCTACTCTTAGCCGCGCTCAGAAACAGGCTCAGGGAAAGCACAGCACGCCTTCAAGCATCGAAGAGGCGACAGTTATCAAGTTCGTTGCTCAGGATGCTGTGTGGCAGCAGCAGGAATACAAGCGCCAGATTGAGCGAATGGCTGTTGTTTGTGCTCATGAGTTTGGTCATGCCCCGATGGAGTCCGGGATGTGTCTGCCAGATGTTGCGATTTACGCTGCCGGTCACCGCCGGAGCAAACAGGTAACTGCGAGATAAGTGAGGTGAGATGTGGAAGATGAATTTGACGAGCATCCAGACGACGACATGAGTCGTTATCAGGATTATCCGTATGACCATTGATACCAACCAATGGTGCAGCCAGTTCATTAGGTGCAAGGGATGCAAACTGGATGCTGAATGCATGGTTAAGCCGGAAGAAATGTCTCTTGTCATCGAAAATGGCAAATACGTTGACCGGTGGGCAATCAGACCACGGCAATGATTGCCAGAGAGCTCGAGGCTCAGAAACAACAGGCTGCCAACTAGGCGGCCTTTTTATTGGTAACTACAGAGGGTAAGAGGATGAAAACTGAGCTTGGAATCAAAGTCGATATCGACGTTAAGCGCATTAAAACATGCATCAAAGTATGCGACAGATTCACAGCGGACGTTATCGATGCTGATGGGGTAAAGATACGCAGCATTGAGGATGAATATGTTCCTGATTGCTTTCCCGGGCAGCACTACGGCGATTATCTGGAATTGGATATCGACATCGAAACCGGGCAAATCCTCAACTGGGAAAAGCCAACTCAGGCTGAGCTAAGCCAGCTTATTGGTGAAGGTGAAGAAGACTGACCCGCTCTGGCGGGTTTTTTATTACCTCATACCTGGAAGTGTTCACTGAGCGCTTCGAGTTATGACACACGGCGGCTATCCACCGCTAATGAAACAATGTGCGCACTAGATGCGCGAGAGTTCACGTTCAGCGGCGCGGCTTAAGCGCGGAGATGATTATGAGCAACAAAGAATACGAACATGCTTTTCCTACTATCGATGATAACTACGACCCAAAATACTCCGGCCCTGGAATGACGCTGCGTGACTACTTTGCAGCCAAAGCAATGCAGGGAGTTTTTGCTTCTGGTGCGGAAATTTCTTTAGGGCCATCACGTGTAGAAGAAATGGAAGGAATGGCGAAAACATTCTATCTCATGGCAGACGCAATGCTCCGCACCCGGGAGGCTTCATGATTAATCACAACATGCTTCGCGCAGCTCAGAACAAAGCTCTTATCGCCAGGTTTATAGGGGATTCTGCGATGTGGATGGAAGCCAACGAAGAGATGAAGAAAGCGGCTGGTATGCCGTGGTATCGCGGGAATGTGGCGGGAGGTGCTCAGTATGGAATGGATTAAGTGTAGTGAGAGAGTTCCTGATAATGAAAGTGATGTTCTGTGTTTCGGTCAATATGGAGATAACGACATTGATGATGAGCGTTATCAATTTATGGGATGGTTTTCAAATAGGGGCATTTGGAGAGTTAGTGACGGCGATAGTCAAAACAGAAGATCCAGAGTAACCCACTGGCAACCACTCCCCGAACCACCAACAGAATAACCAATCTCCCCTATTCACTTTCTCTGGCAGTCATTCAGATGCCGGGCAGCGCTTACACACAATTCAGGAGAACTCATGAGCGAGTTGACCGTTATCGAAATCCAACCAGGCCAGGCTCCAGCACTCTACGTTCCAAACGGACTTGATGCTTATCTCGAACAAATCCGCGATGCCGTGAATGAGGTTCCAGACCTCAGCACAAAGAAAGGCCGTGACCGAGTCGCATCTCTGGCGGCTTCTGTATCACGCAGCAAGACAGCGATTGAAAAACCTGGCCGTGAGTATCTCAAGCGGCTGAAAGAGGCTGTGCGCCCTGCTGAGGCTGAGATTAAGCGCTTCGTTGATGCATGCGATGCTCTGCGCGATGCAACTCGCTTACCACTCACAGAATGGGAAGCCGAGCAGGAACGCATTGCAGCAGAGAAAGCCGCAGAAGAAGAGCGTCTACGTATTGAAGCTGAGGAAAAGGCAGCAGCAGAAGCCCTGAAAAAGCAGCGTGAGTTAGACCATGAAATGGCTCTGCTGATGAATGACGCATTCGATAGGGAAGCGAAAGCAAAAGCTGAAGAAGCCGAACGCCAGCGCATTGCTCACGAAGAAGAGCTGAAGCGTCAGGCAGCGGAGAAAGCCAGACGCGAAGCGGAAGATAAAGCAGCGGCTGAACTGGCGGCAGCGAAGAAGCGAGAAGAAGATGCGATCGCTGCAAAGGCACAGGCCGAATTGCTGGCTAAGCAAGCACAGGAACAAGCAGAGCAGGAAGCTAAAGAAGCGCAGGAACGTACCGCAAAACTGGCGCAGGAAGCCCGTGAACAAGCTGAGCGTGAAAAACAGGAAGCTATTGCAGCAGAGCAGCGCAAAGCTCAGGAAAAGGAAGCGGCACGGCTTGCGGAGGAACAGCGCATCGCTGATGAAAAGGCAAAGCGTGAAGCTGACGTTAAGCACCGTAAAGCAATCGGCACCGACATTGTGAACGCGCTAATCGCAAATACCAGCATCTCACGCGAACAGGCTATCGAAGTGTTAACCGCGATGATGAATGGCCTGGTACCACATACCAATATTAATTACTGAGGTGTCTATGTCGCTCGCCACAACAGTGGAAGAAAGCAAAAAACAACGTCGTCACTTCACTCTATCCGCTCTTGCAGCGCGAGCTATTGGCAACCGCAAACTGATGAATGCAGAGCTTAACCTGGCGCGGATTGAGGTGATGAATCAACGATATTTCCTCGGGTCATGCCCGTTCTGAGGTGAAGCATGGAACAGAAAAAGGTTTATGCGGCAATCAGCGCCGTGGCCAAGGAGATGGCGGCAACTGGCATCAGTAAAGACCGCCGTAACCAACAACAAGGATTTAACTTCCGCGGCATTGACCAGGTTTATAACGCATTGGCTCCAGCCTTGGTTAATCATGGGCTACTGATTCTTCCACGTATGACAGAGCGAACTGCTACCGAACGAATCAACAAGAACGGTACGGCGCTTTTCTATGTCGTCGTTAAGGCTGAGTTCGATTTCGTCAGCACTGAAGACGGAAGCGTACACACCGTCACTAATTATGGCGAAGCGATGGACAGCGGCGACAAGGCAACAAACAAAGCCATGTCGATCGCCTACAAGTACGCAGCTTTCCAGGCCTTCTGCATTCCGACGGAAGAGACAGCGATTGACGCAGATGCTGAGGTTCACCAGGTATTGCCACAGGTTGCAGAGGATGCGCTCAAAGAGTTCGCAGATAAGGCAGCGCTTAGTGAGTCGATTGATGAACTGAAAACAGCATACAAAGAAGTATGGCCTAAGTTGAGCGGTTCAAAAACCCACGAAGAGCGCTGCACCGAAACCTACCGTACCCGCGGCAAAGAACTTCAAACACAACAGGCGGCATGATGGCAATTAACGTAATAACAGTATCTGGCAATGTTGGGAAAGACGCGGTTCTCCGCGTCACTCCGAACGGCAAGCATATTAGCTCATTCTCTATCCCAGCAAAGACTGGGTTTGGCGAGAACGAGAAAACATCCTGGCTTAACTGCAAGATGTTTGGAGCAATGGCTGAAAAGCTATCCACGGCGATCGTGAAAGGCGCGAAGGTAACAGTCTCAGGTGAGTTTGTTATTGAAGAATGGACGCGAAAGGATGGCTCTCAGGCGCAGACGCCTACCATTCTGGTGCGGGACATTGACTTGCCTCCTCGTGGAGTTTCTGGAAGCGACCAACCACGACAGCCTCAATCGCGACCACAAGGCCAGTCAGCGTCATCCAAGCACAGCGAACCGCCGATGGACTTTGATGACGATATTCCGTTTGCACCGGTAACACTTCCCTTCCCTCGTCACTCTATTCACGCAATTTAAGGAATCACATGAACCACCTAATGGTTGACCTTGAAACAATGGGCAACGGGCCTTACGCACCTGTCATTTCAATTGGCGCTGTTTTCTTCGACCCAAAAACTGGAGAGGTTGGTGAGGGGTTTTCGGCTAACGTATCGCTTGAATCGTCCATGCGGTACCGCGCACGACCTGACGCTTCAACAATCATTTGGTGGATGCAGCAAGGGGAAGATGCTCGCAAGTCACTTCTTACTGAAACGTTCGCCCTGAATGATGCGCTGGATAATTTCTCTGAATTCATCGCAGAAAATACCAATCAGAAATACGTGCAGGTGTGGGGAAATGGCGCTTCATTCGATTGCGTCATCCTTCGAAATAGCTATGCCCTTACCGGTCAGGACGCTCCATGGCAGTGGTGGAATGACCGCGATGTGCGAACCGTGGTTGAGCTAGGTAAAGCGATCGGCTTCGACCCTAAGCGCGACATGCCATTCGAAGGAACCCGCCACAACGCGCTTGATGATGCCATTCATCAGGCCAAGTACGTTTCAGCCATCTGGCAAAAACTAACCAAATAACAACCTCTGGAGCTTGTCATGATTTCACCTGAGCAGTTACTCGCTGCTTTACGGCGGGATAGTCGCACGCATATCACCGCGATGTGGCGCTGGCTGGATGATACCTCAGGTGCCATTTCAGGCTCCGGGGTATTGAATTGCACGCTGAATGAGTTCGTACCCTACTACGCTGGCTGGGCCCCTTCTCTTGAGTACTCCGAATCAATTATCCCCCTCACCACGGTGAAACTCATTGAGAATTCCCTGACGCGTGAGGATTGGGGGGATCAGCATCTTGGCGGGTGCATTTACCGGTTGAAGGACGTCGCATGACCAAACTATCGCAAATCATCAGGGAGCTTAGGGCTCCTTTTTTATTGCTTACGTTAACTATCAATCAGCAGTTAAGGGAGTGAGATATGGAAGAGAAACGTTTTACGCCGGGTCCGTGGGAGGTTATCGATGATGACCATCATGAGCTCGGAACTGATTCAAGCGTACTGATTGAATCCACATCTCGCGGGATAACCCTGGCGATTGTTGGCCCAGACGATTCGACGACATACACAGAAGACATGATTAATGCTCGACTTATTGCCGCGGCTCCTGAATTGCTGGAAGCCCTGCAATTATCGCTGGTAGCCATGAATGAAATGGGCGACATCCTTAATTTTCACGACATGGCAGATTCAGAAACGGTAGAAAAACTCACCCCAGCATTTGAAATGGCCCGCGCCGCCATCGCCAAAGCACTCGGTAAGGAATAGCTATGGACATCATTGATTCAGCATCAGAAGTAGAAGAGTTACAGCGTAATGCTGCACTGGCTGCGCACAGGATTAACCGGCTTGCAGTATCGGCTATGCGCTGTAGTGATTGTGATGAAGAGTTGCCACAAGCGCGCCGGATTGCTTACCCAGGCTGCACGATGTGTGTTAGTTGCCAGGCGGATGCAGAACGTAGGAATCGGAGGATGTGATGAAATGTGCTTCATGTGGTGATCCAGTCGTTTGGGTGGGGCCGTGGTCGAATCTGACTCATACCGAATGCCAGCAGTGCGGTGCAGTGAATAATCAGGTCGCAGACGATGTGCAATGTGATGAAGAGGAGGATGAGTGATGGATTACAGCAAGATGAGTGACTTTGAGATCAATAAGCGTGTATTTACGGCGCTAAGAGGCACGAAACCTCTGGGTTATCCACATAACGCAGATGGCAGGTCAGTCGGCAATGAATCTAATGGCAATTACACATGGTATGACTACTGCAATCTGCCGGCAGACTCATGGGCGATAATCCAAGAGAACGGAATCTCCATTAACCACTACAACGGCGTGTGGGAGGCATCATTCGAGTGGGATGCACCGGTAGGCGCTTTTGGCACTGACGAAACGGTTACGACATCCACCGAGCACAAGAACCCGTTACGCGCTGCAATGGTGGCGTATTTGATGATGAGAGAGGTGAGCGATGTTCAGGGTAATCCTGCCTAACACCTATTACGTTGACCATCATAATTCTCTCTGCAAAATCCTCCGCACCACCTCCACCACAGTCCACTACCAGAGAAACGGTCATAACTGCATAGCCAGCATGATGCGTTTTCAGCTTGATTTTGAATACGTGGATGGCGCGGAGTTAAAGCAGATATGGGCAGACATCGAAACAACAGAGCATCTTAAGAAGCTACGCGCTATGCGTCATAAGGAGGCCTCATGCGCATAACCATTAACGTTAACTCAACTCTGGATATTGAGAGCGCCATCGCCGCACTGCGTTATTTCATCAAAGAGAAGAAGCCTGATGATGGAACGAGCGATGTGTGGGGTGTTGGCATTACTGGTGGCACCTACTTTGCAGTGGGCGTTAAGCCGAACGGCAATTACACAGTTAAGCAGCAAGAGTAGCGCAACTGATAGCTGATTCACTGAGTCGGCTATTGGGTGCGAAAGCCCACCTCGTGATTCCCTTTGCCGGCCAATGTGCCGGCTTCTTTTTTGCCTGATTGCCAGGTTCGATTCCCAAACCGGAGATGAAACCCATGCGAGAACTACGAGAAGACTCACTCATTGACATGAAGTTCATGATCGAAGATGCTGGTTACACCTCGAAGTATTTCTATTCTCAGATTAACGCAGGAAAACTTCCCAAGCCGATTAAACTCGGACGCACATCACGATGGATGTACGGCGACTACCAGAACTGGAAACGCAGTTACCAATCCCCTCTTAAAAATGCATCATGA